ATATTATATAAGTCATCAGATAGAGGTTCTTGAGCAGATTGGTGCGGCACTAATACAGACATCTGGGTTTCAGTCTATACAAACAACAGCATATGATATGCCAAATTACTATAGACCGATAGTTAGAAATGCTGCGGTTTCCTCTAGTTTTACTCTTAGATACACAATGTCCCTGATAAATAACGCAGATCAGAGCAGAACAATTAGGATATCTAGTTACACCTCGGTTAACCCTGGACAATGGGGAACGTCAATAACTCCTATTAGATTAAGTACGTTTCCTCAGGTACAGAAGATTTACAATAGAGTATACTCGCAGCCAACGATAACAGTGTCAGGAAACACAATAGCTCCAAAAGAGATTATTAAATATACCAATGTATTTATAGATCAAAATTACGTTACTGCATCAGTAAACAACCTAAATTTTACCAATAACACTTTACAAATAGATACAGGTGCTGAACAGGTTACCGCATATGGAACGGGTAAGCTGACCATATCTATATCACCTTTCGATAATTATTACAAACTAAAATTTGTTAAGAGCGGACCATCGTCGGATCCTATTCCCATTGATCTAAGTAGTTCAGGACAATTTAATATATCTTTTGTTGATCCGATTGGTAATAAAATACAGGTACCTGCATTGGATGATAAGAATATAGCAAATCCTGCATTAGGCGAGCTTGCTTTTAAAATAGACGAATCGATAGCAACTAAAATATTGCAGATTAATGACAGAAGATTCTTTATTACAAACGGTACATCAATAAACGTAGCAACAAGCACAGCAACTGCTAAGGACGTTGTTTCGGTTAATGCCGGTGTGACATCAAATGTTTTAGAGAAAAGATTGGAAGCGGTTATTTCGAAAAGAAGAGCGGAATCAGCTGCTGTTAAAGGGACTAATAATTATGTTAATATACCTGCCAATAATATATTATTGCCTTCGAATAATTCTAACTCAGTTATGTATTGGGGATATTGGAAAAAACAAGGTGAAGCAGATATAATTACCGGATCAACTGGTGCAACAGCAGCTCCTGTTGCATTGTCAAGCAGCAATGTTGGTATCGGTGTAATTGAAGCACCAGCATCCATAATTAAAAGCTTAGAGCCATTAAGCTCTACATCAGGAATAGGCCCGGTGGGATCTGCTGGTGGTCAATCAACACCTTCGCTTGTTGGGTCAGCATTGATAGCTGCTCTAAGTGCGGAAATGGCTGGATATAAAGCTACCAAATGGGCGGACCAAACTATAATAACCTATTTCTTGACTCCAGGAAAACCTGGTTATATAAAATATCCAGGATTAACTAAGAATCAATTTATAAAGGCTGCTAAGGGAATATTAGCACCAGCGAGTTTAATTAAGCTTAGAGGCGGATTCGGCGGTGGATTATTCTCCAATCTTTTAGATGTACTTCCATAAGATTAACTCGATAGAACAATAAAATAAATCCAATAATAGTATAATGTTATTAAACCCAAAATCTAATAGTTTTTATTTCGTATTTCCGAGGGGATTCTTTCCGGATACCGTTGTTGATAAATATATGCCATATCTAAAGAAGCAACCTATACCTTTTGATAGTGTTTCACAATATATAAATAGCACGATAAGATCAATAGGATTTCCTAGTATGACTATGGATAGCGTTGAGCAAGTGAGAAATCTGGGTAAAAAGATAAATTATAAAAGTTCTACTCCTGTCCAGGAATTATTTTCCAAGGAATTTACAATTCAATTTAAGACTGTTGATGGATTTATAAATTATTTTATAATGCTTGATACAATACTGCATTTTTTAAACTTTGAGAATCCCCAGGTATTTATACAAGATTTACCAGTTAGAATAATGGACAATGAGGGAAATATAGTTACTTCACTAAAATTCCAGGAGGTTATATTAACTTCATTTTCGGAATTAGAATTATCCTATACTTCTAATGCACCACAACCAACATCATTTAATGTTGGCTTCAAAGCAAACTATATAGATATAGTTTTAGAAGCTAAATAAGATATATAGATTAAACAAAACAACAATATGAAAACATTTTCAAACTTAAAAGAATTAAATGAAATGAAATATGGTCAGGCTTTATATAGCGAGAAAGATCATATGAAAAACCTATTGGTTGCTGCTTCTGGTAATGATCAAAGAGTTTTAAATGACATTGTAAACTGTTTATCTGACGATCAGATGAAAAAATGTTACGATAAACTTTCTAAGGTTTATGGTTACACAGGAAGTACAGGACAGAAGGTAAGCGCGAGTATTTAATCTCTAAATAAACATTTATGAATTTAGTCGGAATAGACTTTTCATTAAATTCCCCTGCTTTTTGTTGTTTTAAAAATGGTAATTACATATGGGGATCTTTAACAAGATCTGACAGAAAACCCGAATCCCTTATGAAAAATGCTAAGAAGCCTTTTTCAATACTTGATTCTGAGGATGATTTTAAATTATACTTTATCGATAAAAAGGATCTACCAGAGGATTACACTGGTAGGGAAAGAATAAAGATAGTTTATTTCCAGGAAATAGTTGATACCTTATGGGATAATATATTGGAGATCATGGGCGACAATGATTTCTATGTTGCTATGGAGGGATTAAGCTTCTCATCTAATGGTAATGCACTAATAGACATATCTATGGCAACAGCACTACTTAGAAAGAGAATAATAGATAGAATAGGTGTCGAGAAATTTCATGTATTTTCACCAACATCGATAAAGAAGTTCGCAATTAAAGGAAATGCTAAGAAGGATGAATTATATAATGTTCTCTGTAATTTCAGAGAAGATGAAACAAATTTGATAAACTTCAGTAATATATTAGAAATCAACAAGTCCGAGTGGATAACACCATCTAAGGTGGTTAACAAACCAATTGATGATATCGTGGACGCAACTTGGATAACATTGTATTTAAAAGAAGAATTAAAAGAATTAAAGGAAAATTATGGAATTAAAGGAAATCTTAAACCAGCACTTACAGGAAGCCTCTGATATATTAAGAGATTTTTCTACAAACACCGATTATCTAAACTCGGTAGTAGAGGCAGCCGAAATAATCATTACATCTTTAGAATCAGGAAACAAGATCATCTCCGCAGGAAATGGAGGATCTATGTGTGATGCTATGCACTTTGCTGAGGAGCTTAGTGGAAGATATCGAAATAATAGGAAAGGTCTAGCAGCAGTTTCTATATCAGATCCATCCCATATTACATGTGTGGGTAACGATTATGGATTCAAGCACATTTTTTCAAGATACATCGAAGCCCTAGGAAATCCCGGGGACGTTTTCTTTGGTATTACCACATCAGGTAATTCCGAGAACATCATTTGTGGGTGTCTAGAGGCTAGAAGAAAGAATATGATGGTTGTTATTCTTACATCCGACTGTGAGGGTGATTTACAAGTCGACTACGATGACTTAGTTGATGTTTTCATAAAAACCCCTTCCAATAGATATGCGGACCGTATACAAGAACTACATATAAAAATAATACATTCCTTGATCAACATGATAGAGGAAAAATTAATAAATCAAAAATAAATCAAAAATCAAGAGAAACAAAAAGTAAACAAAAAGTAAAAATTAAAATCAAAAAACAATTATGAGTAATTTAGACATCTTCAATTTGGACGCAGAAGCGTTCGTAACGAAAACCGCTCAACAAGGTGGTGGAAAAGACCTTGAATTTTACAAACCTTATCCGGAAGACGGAAAGGACGGAGTTTACAAATCTTTAATTAGATTCGTACCAAACCCAGCTGACCCATCAAAATCTAAAGTTCACAAATACTATGTGTACTTAAACGATCCGGTATCAGGTGATGGTTTTTCTGTAGATTGCCCTTCAACAGTGGGTAAAAAATCTATTCTAAAGGATCTTTTCTGGAAACTTAAGAATTCACATTCTGCTGCTGATCAGGAGTTATCTAAGAAATTTGCTAGAAAAGAGGATTTCTATTCTCTTATCCAAATCGTACAGGATAAAAACAAACCTGAATTGGAGGGTAAAATCATGATCTTTAAATTCGGTAAGAAATTGAATGACATGATCGAGGCACAATTACAGCCAGAATATGGTGATGCATGTAACCCATTTGATCTTTTCGAAGGACGTGAGTTTGCAGTAAGTGTTAGAAAAGTTGGAGAGTGGAACAACTACGATCTTTGCTCTTTCGTTGGAGAGAAAACATCAATTAGAGTTAATGGTGCTCCGATGAAGAAAACCAAAGAGGACATGGATACAGTATTAGCTTACTTAAACGAAGGTCCTAAAAATCTAACTAGCTTTGATTATAAAGATTGGGACGACGATGTAACTGAAAAAGTTATCACCGTTATCAAGAACACAGTTCCTGAGCAAAGACTTATTAACGAGATTGTTGGAGGTGTTGCTACTTCTAGCTCTAGACCAGCTCCAACCCAATCAGCTCCTGTGCAACAATCAGCTCCTGCAGCTAAGCAAAATTCAGAATCTGAATTATATGCTGAAGTGAATCAAACTAAAGTTGCTGGTCACGTGGAGAGGGAGGAATCTTCATCTCAATCAAGCAATAGTTCATCGTCTTTGGAGGATCTATATAACGATCTTTAATAGATAAACCATAATGGGGGTAGTTCCTTAGAAGAACTGCCCCTTTTTTTTTATTCCTATGCAACCAGAAAAAGTAGAAGATATAATAAGATTAGCTCTAGCTAAGGAATTTTCGGGTAACCCAGCCAAACAGATAATCTATAAGGCAGGAACCAGATTAAATTTCTCTTGTCCATATTGTGGGGATTCTCATGATGCAAGAAAGAAGAGAGGAAATTTTTATCTTGATACTCTAGCTTATAAATGTTACAATGGAGGATGTGGTATATTCAAAGATTTTGTTTCCTTTTTCAAAGACTTCGCATTATACAATAAATTTACTGGTGACGAGAGGGAAGAAGTAAGGGGTATACTGGAGGAGAACAAGGGAAAGAGAAGGAATGTTTACGGAAAGGTTGATATAAGTTATTTCTTTGATAATGACATAAGCGATATACTTATAGATAGATCAAAGTTTATGAGCCAGCTAAATCTGGAAGAAGTCTGGGGATCTAAAATACAAAGATACGTAACCAGAAGAAGCCAAAAAACAGACAAGAAACTTGCATGGGACAACAGGAGAGAACGATTGTTTCTATTCAATCTTACCCCCGACGATAAGATAATAGGACTCCAGGTTAGAAATATGAATGCTATAAAAGGCTCCCCGAAATACTTCACATATAAACTAAGCGGTATATATGAGAAGCTTCTAAAGGTAACTGATGCTGAATTTTTAGAAAAAGCCAGAGCGGTAGACCCAATATCCCATGTATTTGGTGTGGGTGTTTTAGATTTCTCCAATACGATAACAATATTCGAAGGACCCATGGATTCGTGGTTTTGGCAAAATTCAGTGGGTTTATGCTCGTTGGAGAATAAATTCCCATTTGAAGTTGATAATATACAATATTGGTATGACTGGGATAAATCTGGGATAGAAAAAACGATGGATTTATTAAGTAAAGGCC